CACCAATGTCTCATCCCCTCCACTGTCCAAAAGGATGGCGGGAGGATGATTTTCTTTTGCACCAGATCACATGAACCAAGCGGAACGGGTTTAGGGGGCTCGATAACGGGCCTCTCCCCACCTAAAAATTTCACCGTTATGACAAAAAAGTCACCATACTGTCTACTAACATCCCAAGCATAACCCTGGTAATTGTTTGTAGAGAGCCACCAATCGTTGGACTCACAAGGAGCCCAAGCCGGATCCGTAGCAGACGCTAATTGGATAAACTTACCTTCTTTCTGCCAGAAGGGGCCTTCTCCATGCATCATACCGCCAAGAGACTCAGATCGATAAATCTGAGTAATGACAACGGCATACGGAATCTTAAAAGTGTTTAGGTTAGTGAAAAACTCTTCCTTTGGAACATAGCAATCCTCCAACAGAACGGGCATCCCCATCGGAACGACGGAGACCCGTTTATGGAGTGCAGCTGCAAAGTTCACGTAGTCCTTGTTCGTTACCAACGGGCGGAACCACGTAAATTTGGTCTTCTCCGGCAGGCGAGCTAACACATCGTTTACTGCAATGCATATCCGCTCTGACCCAAACATATCGATTATTTGGGCACTACCTGTCTCATCAGCATATTTCATCAACCGGCAGATAGCCTCTCTCTCTGCAACACTTCTCACAAAGTGTGCAATAGGGTGAGTGCTAGCATCAGCCCGCGATTGGTGAGAAAAATTGACTTCATAATCTGTTGCCAGATATTCAAATCCTTTCTTCACACGCAGAGGACGTTCTAACCATAACTTATTAAAGCAGGCTAACCAATTCATCTTAGGCGCTAAAAGCGGGTTCGACAAATGCTTCCTCAACTTCTCTGCGGATACATTGAAATCCACAAAGGTCGTTGGGGCAGCAGAATTGGTAGTCGGCTCAAGAAATGATTGGATATCCAAATCTTTCGCAGGTTTGACTTGTACCGGTTGAGGTGCTGGCACCTCAGGCTGGGGGACAGCAGGAGGTGGCCCTTGCGGGGCTTGCGGCTTGTCAGCTTCGAGCTTATTTTCCGGCTTCTTTCCGTCCTTCGACTCAGAAGCAGGCTTCCCCTTAGGCTTCGCAGGTTTCTGCTCAACCTTCGGTTTTCGCTCGGGCGCAGGGGCTGACGGCCCCGTTTTAGGCGCTTGTGGTTTGCCGGCAGGCTTAGCTGCAGCAACAGCTGCAGGTTTGGCTTCTGCGGGCTTTAATCCGGGTTTCCCATTCCGAACAGG